TGCGGCATCATTTGCATAGCTAGGTACACTTTGTGTTACCCATGGACTTTTAGCCGGTAAATTACCAGAAACATATTTTTTAAGAATAACTTTTAAACCATTGTTTGGTGTTGAAGTTTTGATCCACAAGTCGCCTACTGCATTCGGAGTTGGAATTGTATAGTGCGGGCTAGCAAATACTGTCTTACTTAATGCGGCATTTGTACAAATTACCCAAGCTCCACTTACCTTTTTGTAAAATTGATAATTAGCAACAACACTTGTAGCAACAATTGCGTAATCACCATTATTACCAATTGATGAATATGGAACTATGCCTACGCCACCAATTGTGTCAGCTGAGTCAGTAACTACGATTGGAGCCTTTGCTTGCCAGTCGGATGACGATGTTCCATTTGCTTCAAATAGTCCTAAAGATGTTGATGTTAGATCAAACCAATATGTGCCATTGGCGGGTGCGCCTGCTGGGTCAACTATAGTTGGTTCTAATTGTGCTAGATCAATATCTGCACGAAGAACATACGCTCTATTAGCAAGACCTAAATAACTATAAGCAGCCAACAAACCATATTCGTTTGTTTCTGCGCCATGAACTGGCGTGCCATCTACAACCATAAATTGCGGTTGTCCAAAGTTTTCTACTAACTCTCTTTGACTAGTTAATAGATAAGGTTTTCCGGCATTTATTGCCTTTGTGCCTTCTGCATAACCAGAAGCACTGACATTTGATTTGTTTGTTTCTGTAGCTAAAATAATTAACGGTACTGTGCCTTGACCTGCTGAGCCATATTGACTTTCATCTGTAACGCTAACTGCTACACCTGGGGATACTAAAGTAGCCATGTTTTCTCCTTAAACGGTTATATATATTTATATGTTTCAGGAGAAACCAGGCTATTTAGCGGAATTCATATTTTCACAGGTTCAGGTTGCACCACTAGTTCTACTTGATTAAACAACGAATCTAATGTAGAGTTATTGTCTAATACGTGATCAAATTTAGTTCCCACCCATGCTGTTTCACTGGCATGAATGCCTAATTGTTTTAACTTGGCAGCGGCTACCATATCACCTTTGTTTGCATTAGCTGCCATAATATGCCAGCTAGGTAATTCACCTCTGTTAACACAGACAATACTGCCACCTGCAGATTTAATGCTGGCTATTTCGTTGGGGAAACGGCAATCACTGATAACAATATTATCTTTGCTTCTACGTAATTTGTTTTCTACACTGGCAATCCATATATCGTCATGAAAACTCCGGCGGCAGACCTCTGTTCCCCAGTATTGTAATACCCAACGAGGGGTTAAATTCGGTATATCTAAACGTTGACTCCACCATGGATCTATTTGTTCACGCCACTCGCGAGCTTCTTTAGTACGTCCTTCTAAAAGAACGCGGTCCCAACCAAAAACAGCCGACACTGCATCTTTTAATGTGTTAGCAAAACTCTCTCGACGAAAGCCATGTACGTTTACAAGATAGTCAGCAATAGTATCTTTGCCACTGCCAATAAAACCACATACGCCAATAATCATTTTAATGTCTCCTCTAACCAAATTTTACAATCGTCCCAGTTCTTGTATATGTGGGCTTGGCCTCCAGCGCGAATCCATTCTTCGCAGTTACTTGTTCTATCATCAATTAGGATATCACCTGGTTCACAACGCATCCATTTTTCATTACTATATGGGCCGAGGAAAACAGGAATGTGAGGGAAATGATCATGTGCCCACCATACTTTGTCCTGTACTGCCCATGGTACATCGTTGTTATGTGGTAATGCGCTTAAAAAGAATAAACCAGAGTCTGTTCGTCTACAGTATTTTGTAACCCAATCAACTAGTTCATGTGCTCCGGGTTTAAGTGGAAGATGGCGATACATTCTTTGATTGTCTTTAAGACGTCGCCATTCAGTGTCTGGAAGAATTTGATCCCAATCCCAGGTTGGTTTTTTTAGATATTCGCGAGCCGCTGTCTTCCAGTCAGCAACTACGTCATCCATGTCAAGATATATGTTCATGTTGCTAGTATATAGCAACACGTTCTATTTGTCAAAGGGTTTTTCGCCAGTTAATGAAGGTCTGGAGAACCACAGTTTAAACCATTCATCAGTACCAGGCTTGATATTATGCTTACGCATATACTCGCCTTTATTTGAACCAATTTCGCCTGTTACAGGACTAGGTGCATTTTTATCAACGCCTGCAAGCACTCTAAGTTTTGCTAGATCATCCAATGATGAATCCCCCGTAGCCGCCACCGTCTACGTAATTTTTTAAATCTTCATCTAGTTTTTCTAAATCTGCGGCTGCTTCGCTTTTTAATGCGTCACCATTCAAACTTGTTCCGCCTTGCGGACCTGCAATAGTTGCAAACTTAGCACGAGCTTCACCCAGCATGAACTTAGCTTTAGCAAAGGCATAATCCTTTAACCACGGCCCTGCATATGGATCAATTAATAAATCTTCATCATCGCGTTCAACCCAGCACCAAGCAAATACTGTGTCTTCGGATCTAAATTTACGATGTAATAAAATCTTCTTATCGTTTTGACTGAATGTAAATGTTACATATCCGCCAAACATGCGGGCCATTAATTCACGACGATCAGCATACAATTCATAATTTAATAATCCGGCGAACTGATTAGAATTTTGTAATAGCATATTGTTAAGATACATGGCATTAAACGGTTCAAAATCAACGCCGGTACCACTAGATCCCATTGTACCAGTTTGGCGAAGCATTACTTCTCTTACCAATTGCACATTTAATGGCAGTTGATATTCTTGCTGTTCGGCTTTAATATCTATAGGGATGAATTTTTCTGCTACTGCTCTGCTACTACGCTGTCTATATTTACGTAGAGACTGATTAATGGCCAAGTCGTAGTGTGCAGAATCTAATTCTACATCAACCATTCCGCCGCCAAGTCTAAGTTCTATATCCTTAGTAAGTTCGTCTTTAATACTCATAAAAAATCTCCCGTTGTGTATATTTAGCGGGAGATTTTAGTTTGAGTATATTGTATCTTAGGATTTATTTTTGGTTTAATTTTGTTAAAATTTTCAACTATTCCGTGAAAATAATTTAAATCCCCTTGATTAACATGATGTACATAATCTTCATAAGTCAATACTTCTGGAAATATATTTTTCTTAAATTTATCCGAAGTGACAACATTCATGTTTAATTCATTGATTGATTGATAGATGAGGTCTGTGAATATTTTAAGATTATCATTGGAAAAGTGATTAACTCGGGGATCTGTTAAACAATGAGTTACCCAGTCAAAGTATGAAGTAAAATTATTAATCTCTTGCCCAGAGATATCCATTAACGGTATTTTTAAATGCAAAAAATTCTTTGGAGTATTTGTCAAAGGAATTTCTTTTTCTAATTTCCATCCAGATAACAATACTATCACACTATCAGGAAAGTTTTCAGCACAATTTTTTATTGCATGTATATAACAAGAATGATTAATATTGATTAATTCTAGATCTATTTGAGTTAAGTACCACTCTAAATGGAGTTTGTTTTCCTTTAGCCAACCGTTTTTAGATAAATCTACATTCTGATAGTCAATTAATTTTGCACTATAAAAAGTTGCAGATTCTGGAAATTGATTTTGAAATTCAAAATGTATTCTTCCTGGATTGGCCAATGATAAGATAATTATATCGCCATTGTTAATTTTATCATTTTCAATGTCGTTGCAAAATGTTTTCATACAAAACTCTGCACTACTGGCGCGAACTGCTTTATTAACTACTGATAAGTTTAACTTTTCTGAGAGAAGCCGCACCCAACCTAGGTCGCGATTAAACAGATATGGAGCAACAAAACTGTCTCCATATGCCATTATTTTTTTCATTTGTATACTTTTTAATAAAATATATTTAACGGGAGATTTTGATTAGCGTATATCAGTGGAGTTGATATTTCGTAGCCCTTTGTATAGTTTATACCTTACAGAGGTTGATTTAATTACTGCGTCATTTCCATTTAAACTATCAGGGCCGTTAAACCCTGTAAGCGGCCAGTATATTAAATCGGTGATTTTATCTCCGGTTATGTCCACTAACAAGGGCGCAGTACCATCTGGTATAACTGGAAATATTTCTCTTTTCAATTTACTAAATGTAAAATTTGAATTTCCCAGTAATACAATAGGAGCAGGTTGTGGTGTACCGATCCAACCCATTGGGGTTATAACTTGTATATCCACTACTCCGTCATTATTAATGTCTTCGCATTTAAGATCATAAAACGATATATTGCCCTCAGATGATAAATCAATTTCCAATGCAGTTTTTTGCAGAACTAATCCATTAATATCAAATGTTAAAAGTTTATTGACGTTTTTATATGTGTAAACTGGATCTTTACCTTCGTAGATTGTTCCACCTTTGTATCCACCCACAATAACTGTGCCATACATAAAAGCAACAATTTTTGTAGAGTTTTCAGATTTTATTTCACACATGGCTCCAAAGCCAGGAGTGATGTAGTCTTCGCCACCAATAGTAATAACGGGGACTTTACCAGTGCCTCCAGACCAACTAACCTGATTAACCCATTGGGTTGATCCTGCAAAACTGAAACCAGATACTTTGCTCCATGTGGAATTATTGTAATTATATAAATCTACGCCCAATGATTCTCGACTTGATGGTTGAACAGCAATATTGGCATTAGCGTTTAGAAAAATAGGGTTATCAATCCAATCATAGCCTAATACTTCTTGCCATTGATTATTTGTCCACCTATACGCAGAGTTACCGCTGAAAGTACTGAACATAACATCTTTGCTGTTTAGTTCATTTGTGCGAAGTGTGGTTCGGATTCCATATCGAGGAATTCCCACGGAGACAAGACGATATGTTCCGTTTCCATTACTCATTAATGACATCTGCGGAGATTTAAAATTATCTTGTGTAGTGCCGTTGCCTGTTCGACCATCTTCTCTATTAATGGCAAATACAATATCAGTATACCCATCCTTGTTAAAATCATAAGTAGAGCTGGAAATTGGAATTCCTCCTAGATCAGGAAAGTTAGTTCCAAATACTTGTGCAGTGGATTCTGTAAAACTACCATCTATATTTTGAAGTAAAGCAAAGACAGAATTTTTTACAGGAACATCAATGTTTAAACCAAACTGCGTTTGCATACACCATACTGCTACTACGATATCTTTTCTTCCATCATTGTTCAAATCAATAGGAATGATTTGCTGTGCGTTTACATTACGACCGCATAGTGCATCATATTTTAGTTTTAAGTCTGACAAAAATGTAATATTAGAATCAAAGGGCTGAGCTATGACTGGTGGAGTTACTATTACCGGTGGTGAAGTAAGAGGTGGACTAAGACTACCAGAACCTCCGCCGCCACATCCTGCCAATATCACACTAATTGATAATGCAAATATTATTTTTTTCATTTGTATACCTTTAACAAAATTACATCTGTACTTATGCGTCCGTTAAGTTTGATCTCTGTGCTTTTAATTCCTTTAAACCATTTCTTGGCAGCAGGCTTGCCATTTGCAGTAAACTCTTTGATTTGCTCTTTTGGCTTGCGTAGAGTTTTTTGCACACTTGCAGTAGCATCAAATCCCATAATAGAACTGTTCTTAACTGAGAGTATACCCGCATATTGATCTGCAATGTAGATACCTAACTTGCGTGTCTTAGTATTGTAGACCCATAGCTCTTGTGCTGTAAGGATAGTAGTCGGATCTGCACTTTTGAGAGCCAGCTCTTTAAACTCTTTTGCATACTTCAATTTAGCCACTACCTTTTCCGGCAATACTGCTTTCTTCTTACGTGGCGCCTTGCTGGCTTTTTTAACTACATTGTAACTGTTAGCATCTGTTAGTGCCTGTGTCCACCATTTGATCATAGCAGTAACTTGACGTTTACCTAAATGTTTGTAGCCTTCTAAGATTTGAGGATCTTTGCTAGAGTTAACTTCTTCAAACTCTGCAATCTTTTTATTGATAAACTCTGTTACAGTTTTAACCTGTACTGCCGGAACGTTCATTGTAGTCATTAACTCAATTAACTTGGGTTCACCTTTGAACTCTGCTGTAAAGTCATCAAAGCGACCTTCCAGTTCTCCTAAAAACTCTGCTGTCTTTTCTGCCATACGTTCTTGGATGTTGAACTTGGGTTTATCGTCTACTACAACTTCTACAACTTGTTCTGATGTATCAACACCTTTATCTGCTTGTTTAAGCTGTTTAACAAGAGTACGTAGTGTACCAAAACGTAGTGCCAAGCCAACTCGACCTGCTCTTAATGCAAAGCCCACTGTAGTGCCGGGCCAAATATCGCCACGACGCACTGCGTCTGCTGTTTTTTGGCGGCGAGGGTTACGTGCAAGGAATTGGCTTAGCCATTCTGCACTTTTCTTTTTGTCTTGTGTGTGAGCATACCAATTAAGTGAACGCATGACTTGTGTCTTGTACTCACTGTCAGTCCATGCTTGCTGTTCTTCCACGCTGGGATAAGTAGGTTCCTCGCCAACATACTTGGCATCTACTTCTCGATAGACCACTGTTTTGGCTGGGGGTTCAAAACGCCATGCCAATTTATCAGAGCTTGCTTGTCTAACTGCTTTTTTGGTTACCATATCTTCTCCTGGAAAATGTAATTATATATTGATTTCTATTTTGTGTCAATTTCAATTGCTCTGCGTAATAGCAACTCTTGTTTGGAAAAAGCGTCAATTTCCCATGGCATATCCAAATACTTTGTTTTTTTGCTATAGCGTTTACCTTTCCAAATCCTAGCTTCATTTGGAAGGAATTTCATTTGACCTTTTGCCAATTGTTTGACATGTACCATTTCGTGTGCTAGTGTACTGGCCATTTCCATCATTGTGATTGGGGTAAGACGCTTTGGTGGCTTGATCAGCACCATCATGCAATCTGCCACTTCGATGTTCATTGTGGCGCCTTGAAAGTCATCCTCTAAATCTTTGGTAACTTTTACCAGAACAGCTCGTTTACTGTTAGTAAGTCCCAACTGTTCAATATACGAGGGCATCAAACTGTCTAAAAATTTTTTAATTTTCGGGCTATCTGCGCTTACATCATATTCCATCATAGGCACCCCTTTTTTGTGTTTATAGTGTATTATATAATAGTATCCAATTTGTGTCAATAAAAAACCCGCCGAAGCGGGTTAGTACTAATCAATTACTATCGATTAGAAACGGTGAACCATTCCAATTCCATATTCTTTGATATCAGTATTGAGTCCTGGCTTGTTTACACTTCGGTAAACTACTTGAGCCAATGTACGCTTACTAAATGCATATTCTGCACCAACGTTGTAAGCATTCACTGTACCTGTGCCACCAGTACGAGTACCATAAGTAGCTTTTAAAGTTACAGGTGATGCAGTTTTATATGCCGCACCAATACTTGTACCATTTGTTGTTACGCCAGCAACTGTATCAGTACTATACAATAAACCTAGGCGAGTACCTAAAAATTCTCCCTTAGCTCCAATTACGTCGGATGTTGTTGCACCCAATTCATAACGAGCATATGTTGCTGTTACTGGGCCCAAAGAACCGCCTACTGAGTAAGTAGTTGCGTCAGTAACTGTATCACGTGCATAACTACCATTTAGATTTTTCAATGGAGTCACATTGATAAAAGTTGCATTGGACAAACGTTTGCCTTGGCCGTTGTGTACATCTTCTGCAATGGTACCATAAAATGCAGAAAATACATCAGTACCTGCAATAGTGTTCCATACACCATGGGTGTTGCGACCTAGTTCGATGCTACCAAATTTATTTGATAGACCAACAGTGGATTGACGATCACCTAATTGAGTGTTAGCTGATTTTGGATCGTTAGCAAATAATCTAGTGTCAACTACCACTGAAGCAGTTAGTCCATTGCCTAATGTTTCTGAAGCAGTAAACTTGATGTTACTAGTAGGTTCTGCAATCATACTACTAACACTATTATTGCCAGTCTTTGTGTTGTCGATATATTCTCCAATTTTGCCAGAGACAGTAACTTGAGCAGATGCCGCAGTAGTTGCTAATACCAACACGGTTGCTAAGATTGTATTTTTCATTATAAATTTCCTTTTTGTTGAGCTGATTAAAATACTCAGCTTACTTTATATATTAAGCATACTCTAATTATACAAGGAAAGAGGTAAAAAATCAAAGATTTTAACAATTTTTGGATGAACACCATTTAAAAGTTATAGGTAAATAGTACATTATGCCAAGACTAAGCCTGTGGAAAAACGAAAAAACTAACGACTACCATTTCATGGATAGACTTATCCGTGAACAATTTATGGTGGGCGGAACTGGCGTGTTAGTACACAAATATTTACAACCAGCAGATCAGGGTGCCAGTACTGATCCAACCAAGCCTAACTACAAGGCTGATGATGTACTCAATGAAACTAAGATACAGGATTTATTATTCTTAGAGAATAGAGATAGAATTTATGATCCGGATATATATGAACTTCGCGGTGTTTATAATATAGGCGATCAAGACTTTGATTTGACACAGTTTGGTTTGTTTTTAAGTGCTGACACAATCTTCATCAGTGTACATACCAATGATATGATTGAACGCATGGGTAGAAAATTAATGGCCGGTGATGTTGTAGAATTGCCGCATATTAGAGACGACTTATTATTGGATCAAAGTAAACCAGCAGTAAACAAATTCTATGTTGTACAAGATGCCAGTCGTGCCGCAGAAGGTTTTAGTCAAACTTGGTATCCACATATTTGGCGCATCAAAGCCAGCCCAATGACTGATGCTCAGGAGTATAGAGATATTCTACAAAATCAAGCCAACGACTATGGCACTGATACATTAAAAGACGCACTGAGTACATATCAAAAAGAATTGCAAATTAGTAATGCTATCATTGCTCGTGGTGAACAACTATCACCCAACATATTAGATAACACAACTAACACAGAAAGTTTACAAGATACCAGTAAAAATTATCAACGTGATGCTAATCCAAAATATGACCACGGTGAAATAGTTAACGAAGGATTAAGTTTCCCAATGAATCCTCATCAAGGAGATTTTTTCTTACGCACTGATTATCAACCGGCTGCTATGTTTGCTTACCGAGGAACTCGTTGGCAACGAATTAGTACTCCTAACGGTCCAGTTGATCTACAAGACAGAGTTCTCAACGGTGCTGGATTTATTAACAATAACAATACAACTGTTGTAGGCGGCAAAGAAATGCCAGAGCGTCAAGCATTAAGTCAAGTAGTTAAACCCAAGGCAGATTAATTATGCAATATTTTTACGATGAACAAATAAGAAAGTACTTACTGCAATTTATGCGTATTCTTGGCGGTTTTAGTGTTAAAACTGGCAAAGATAGAGATGGTAATGAAAGCTATATTCAAGTACCTGTACGTTATGGTGATATTAATCGTATGGCTGCTCACATCTTAAAGAATCAAAGTGAGAACGCTATCAACACTGTGCCATTTATAAGTTGCTATGTAACTGATTTACAAATTAGTTCAGAGCGTAGGACAAACCCCACCCACGTAGACACCCAGCGTGTCTACGAAAAGAAATTTGACAATGTCACTGGTCAATACATTGACGGCGAAGTAGGCAATACATATACCATTGAACGCTATATGCCAGTGCCCTATGACTTAACCGTTCAAGTTGACGTCTGGACCAGCAACACTGATCAAAAATTACAACTAATGGAACAATTATTAGTATTATTCAATCCCAGTATTAATTTAAAAATCAACGACAATCAATTTGACTGGAGTAATTTAACCTACACTGAATTAGTAAACGTAGTATGGAGTGTACGTCAGGTTCCTCAAGGTACAGATGATATCATTGATGTTGCGGCATTAAACTTTACATTACCTATATTAATTAATCCGCCTGCCAAAGTTAAACGACAAACTCTTATTCATACCATTCTCACTGAGATTAAAAAGAAACACAACGATGATATGCTAGATTGGAATCCCAGTGATCCTTTACCAAACAAAGAATGGGTGGTAGTCACATTTGAGAATTTAAAACTGCAATTACAAATTGTAGGAGATCAAGCAAAAATATTAAATCGAGCAGGAGGAACTACTGATGCCAATGGTGATTTATTGAGCTGGGCAACTATACTTAAACCATTTGGTCAATTGAAACAAGGCATTAGTAATTTGAGACTACGTCGAGGTGTAGATCCCACAGACCCTAGTGCTGATATTATTGCTGTGATAGATAGCTTAGATGACGATCCTGCAAGATCAAATGTTGCGTATATATCAGTGGATTCTGATAGTTTACCATCTTCAACTGAAGCCGCAGTTAACGCAATTATAAATCCTACAAAAAGTGCGCCTGGTAAAAACTTGCCAGCGGCTGCAACAGGTCAACGATATCTAGTTTTAGAAGATATTCCTAATAATTCATACTGGGGTCTGATAGATGCTAAAGCCAATGACATTGTACAATACAACGGCAGTACATGGATTGTGTCATTTGATAGTACGAGTAATTCTAATGCAGTAGTGTTAAATACTACAACTAGATTAACTTATGAATGGCGTAAT